GTAGTTTTTTTCATATCCTCATGATATTCTGCTTCATCAATACATTGAGGATTATCATACACTTTCATTGCATATAAATTTATATTACCATCTGTTATATCTGAAAATATCATTCTTCATTTGTTTGAGATTTTTCATCAAGAAGCATATTGATAACATTTAACGCACCGTTTGTCATGTGAATTTGATTCGTAAGATTGGTATGCTCTTGGTTCAGAAGTTGAATTCTTTCCGCAAGAGCTTTATTATTTTGAATCAATTCTTCTCGTTTATTTTCAATCTCCTCAATAGAGACTGTTTTCGTGTCATTCTTTGTACCCATAATATACCATAATCAAAAAAAGTTAAAAAATTAATTATGACTGATGGTTGATCCTTGTGATACGACTTTCCAGTTTGTACCATCAAATACAGCCAAAGTCGCCGTACCGGCGTTCCCATCCGTCACCCATGCTACCTGTCCCGCAGTAGTATTTGTATATGCGGTAACATTTCCAGTATTGCTTGACGGAACTTTAAAAAAGTTCTGTATCGTGATCTTTTTATTACTTGGCGATGCTCCTGACGGATCATCGACAACCATAACTAGATCATCTTTAGTAGCCGCCGTCGCAGCAGTCAAGTCTGTTATTTTTTTATCAGCCATTATTTATTCTCCTATTTATTAACTGTCAGCAAATGTTGCATCGTCTGCTGCATCACCAGTAATTGAACCAGAAGCAACTAGAGTTTCATATTGAACTCTCGACCCCTTAGTAATTTTCTTTACCCAACCACCATGAGCAATTCCCATACCGGCAGCATTACCTACAGTTGTTTCTGTGGAATCTACACCAAAAATAGCGGCGGTATTTCCTGGTAATTGGTGTGCACCGTTATCATGATCGTGTACTACAACAGAACTTGTAGTGTAATTTGTTGAATTAGCAATCCAGCGAGGCTTCGACCCCTCATTGTCGTCCATTGTCCATAAAGACATATCTTTTCTCCTTTAATTATTAAGAACCAAACTTATCTAAAAATCTTTGATAGGCTTGAGGCGATTTAAAACCAAGTTTTTGTGCTTTGCCGCCATCTGCACGAACTGTCTTTTTGACTTCCTTTACAGCTTCTTTAACATGCTCTTTTACAGAATGTTCAGAGCTGCGTTCGTGTTTATCGTGTTCATGTTTATGATGATGTTTTTTACCATGTTCAGCCATATTAACTCCTTTAATTATTCAGCTACTATTTTATAACCCATCTCCACATATTTAGGTATTTTATCCCTCATAACAAATACATATTCTTCTAATTCATAATGTCCTACTGGTTTATCCATAAACATTAGAACATTAGCTCCCGGCCTAACCATTTTTTCCAATTGTTGTAATCTTTCATTTTCAAATTCTGACCAATTATTTCCTTCCATCGCAGTAGGATCTTTTGCATCAACTTTATCTTTTAATGTTTTTATAACTTCTAATGGAGTAGATCTATGACCCACAAGATTTTCCATTTCGTTTGCTTCTTCTACTGGTTCACCGTGTTTATTATGTTGAGCCCAAGCAAATGCATAAGCTTTGTCTGTTCCAACTTTCTTCTTTAGGGCTTTTACTTGATGCTCTCTACCAGGAGGGGCTTCTTCATTTGAAAATTCTTCATATCCTGGATGACTAACCTTTTTAACCAATTTCTCTTTAGATTTAATTGCACGTTCTTTCCATTGTTTTTTAATTAATTCTCTGGTCGGTAAACCTTCTCTATAACTTCTTTCTTCTTTATAGCCCTGTTTTCTATTATGATCTTCAATATCATTTGGATGTTGTATATTAATATTCTTTTCAACTTTTTTTTCTATATCTGGAAGATCATCTTTATTGGTGATTGTTTTAACATGCTTTTCAAACCGTTTCTTTCTTTTTGCTTTTAAATCTTCAATTAATTTTTTTCTATTGTGCGATTTTTGTTCGAGTTTAGGATTAACAGTCACTTTTTCCTTTTTCTTAGAAAGTTTCATTTTTGGTTCTGGTTTTTCTTTTGGTGCTGGTGCTTCTTCCGGTTCAGGAGTTTGGTCTAGATCTCCATCATAATTTCCTTCTTCTTCACCTTCATAATCCAATTCTTCTTCATCTTCTTCACCTCCCTCTTCATCTTCTTCTTCACCATTTTCGAATCCATGATGTTTCATTGAAGTTCGTAAATCATCGTGGTGTCCCGCCTTTTCATCATCTGGTAAAGTATCAAACATGGCTTTAGTAATATGATCTTTATCATGTTTAGGTGATTCTTCTTCACCTTCGCCGTCTCCTTCTTCTGCATCTAATCTGCTTTTTACTTCATCCTTTATTTCTGGACTCACTTTAGCGGTTTTTGCCCATTCATCAAATGTTTTACCTTTAGCAATAATCTTTAGTGCATCCATAACAGCGGCTTCATCTCCACCTGTCTTCTCTTTCTCAGGTGCCTCTTCAGTAACTTGTTGTTTCAACCAAGGAGGTCCACCGGTTATAGTCAATGGTTGAACTTTAGCAGTTCCACTTACATTATTCCCACCAACTGTTAAAACTTGTACAATAGATTCATCTAAAGTTGACATATTATTGTCCTATTCTAATTGAATTATATTTTTGTGCTGATTTTAATGTTTTATTCGCATAATCTACTCTTGCTCCACCAACATTTACTTTTCTATCTGATATTAAAGCCTTATATTTTTTAGCATATTCTTTTTTTACTTTTGCTACTGGGCCTTCTTCTTGTGCTAATTCAACAGTTCCATATCCATCAACCTCTCCCGTAACATCTCTTTGCATTTTATACTTATATGTAGCATAAAGAAGTTTTTCTGCATCTTGTCCTGGAGTATCACCAGCATAAGATTTCACCATCTCAGGAGTTCCCCATTCCAACGGCCCACGCGGATCTACATGTTGTCCAAATCTACCATTTTCTTGTGTGTCTGATGTATTCATTTTACCAGGATGTGGACCCCATGATAAAGATTCTAAAATTTGATATAAAAATGGCCTGTTGAAAATATCCCCTTTTGTACAATTATAATCATGTTCTATATTTTCAAAAAGTTTATCTATTTTTTTCACAGAATTTTCTATATTATCTTCTAATCCTTCTTTTCCGTGTTCAAACAATAACATATTACTAATTAATTTATCTGTTTCTTTCATCGCTTCAACAACATAAACATTATGCTTTGATTGTGATAATATAATAGCTCTAAGTTCTTTGAAACATTCTTCAACTAAAGGCATATTTGAAAAATATTCTGTTTCATAATTTAAATAAACATATTCATTATCCTTTTTTGGTCTATCAACAGTAAGTCTTTCAGGTCTAATTGGCCACTCTTTATCAAACATTGCCTCTCTTAAATTTAATCCCTTTCTAACATCCTTCAACATTTTCATCGCGGATCTATCTGACATCGATTCCGGTAATCCTTTTTTAAATGATTCTATATCATTTTCTGATGCCGCTTTTCTCATTTTAGAAGCAGACATTCCTGACACTCCTTCTGCATCTGGATCTCTTGTTCCTGCACTATGAACTTTAATGTAATCAAATTCATAATATCCATGTCTTGATTTTTTACCATTATATTGTTCTAACAATTTTTTAAAATCTGCAACTCTATCACTTCCTACAACCATACATAAATTATCATACTGATCATTTAATTGTACTGCCGCCCCTAATGCATCTTTAATATTAATATCTCTGGAAAAAGTTTTAGCAAAATTAGGAAACATTTCCTTCATATATTTCATTTTTTGTTGATTAGTCAATGGATTCTTTTTAGAATCATGAGATTGACTTCCAAAAACATGTAATTCAGTATTATATCTTTTTGCTACATTACTTGCCCCTTCCAACAATCGACCATGCCCGGTTGTTGGTGGATTAAATCTACCAAAAACAAATACTCCTGTCTTACCTTTTGCTTCTTTTATGAGATTTTTATATGTTTTCATTTTCCCTTAACCTTATCTCCAATTTTCTGATGCATACCAAAAGACAAATACCCACTATTGCCATCTTTTTTAAGTTGTTTTAAATGTTTTGATGCTACCCTTTTATTGCCAAGGAAAACAATTTCTCCTGAAGAATGTTGTGGAATTCTCTCAGGTTTTCCTTCTATTTTTACAACTCCATAATTTTGATTCTTGCCCATTCCCTCAAAGAATGATTTAAAATCTTTAAAAGTTCTCTCTTTGTCTGTTTCTACTTCTTCATGCCCCTTACCATATCCAGAACGTCCCCAACGACTGCCCTTTTGACTTTGTGGTTTCTTTCCATGCTTTTTCTTTTCTTTTTCATCTTCTCTTGTTCTATCTCTGTAAGTACTTGCTTCACCAAATTCTTTTTTAGCCATTCCTTTAACAAATTTTACGGATTGTCCTCTTCGTTTTTTTCTTATTTCGGGGCTCTTCATGCTATAATTTGCGCCAGTACTGTTGGGCTCTCTTCCTTGTACTTCTGCTTTTCTAGCAGCTCTATAAAGCATGTCTTTAGACATTTCATCAATTTTATCGTCTTCTTTTTTCAAATATTCAGAGAATCTTTGACTCATATTTTAATCCTGTCTTACAATTCCGGAAGCTTTACGATTTGCTCTTTGTGCCCTTCTCCAGGTATTTTCTTTATCCATCGCTTCTCTTTTCTTTTTTTCTTTGTCTTCAGGAGGAATACCCTGTCGAACTTGGCCATACTTCTTTGCCATAGCGCGGTTTTTATCTAACGCTCTTTCATTCGCATCATCATCACCGGTGATCCCTTCACCAACGGGTTCTGCGTCTTTAGACTTCTGTGCTCGCCACTCTTTAAATGAAGTAAATCCGTAATCTACACTTTCCTTATAGTCAGGATTTTTTACAACTGTAGTGGTGGGGGAAGCTGTCTTCTTTTTTACTTTTGTTGAATGGCCTACATTATCTGGTATTTCTAAACCTTCTTTTTTCGCATAAAACGCAGCACGATCTCTTTCTTGCTTATCTGGAGGTAGATGTCCTTTAGGTATATCCATTCCCTTTTTCTTAACGGGTACTTTTTTATGCACACTAGGGTTTGCTATTTTGTGTTGTGCAAAATGATCATCCCCCTTATACCACGCATCCCGTGCCCTTTCTTGATCATCCTCATTTACTTGTCCAGGAGTACCTTCATCAGAACTTCCTTGTTTATGTGGAGACGTTTCTGAATTTCTTTTATCCGCCCGTCTTTTCGCAACTTGTTCAAAGGCTAATATAAACTCCTCCTTCTTTACTTCTTTTTTCTTATTCTTACTCTTTGATAATTGTCTTCTTAACAAATTAAAGAATTCAGGAGCTTCATCAACCATACCTAAAAATTGTTGAAGAACATTTATTAAAATTTGTCTTTCCACAACGGTTGTTATTGTCCCGCCTTTAATTTTTTTCAGTGCTGACTTAAAATAAGGTAAGTCCTTTTTGTCTTGAATTAATCCAGCCATAACCAGCTGTCTTAATTTTGTGGACATACCCTCTTCTTCGTCTATCATCACTTTATAAGACGTTTGTGTTAAACTATCCATTTATTAGCTCCAATTCTTTAGTTCTACATTAAAATTATTTCTTGAAAATTCTAGCCGGTCAACCAATTTGACTGCTCCGCCTTTTATTTGATCTACCGCCACAAACCCCTCTGGAGCAGTTACTTTATAACCAGCACCATCTTTAACAAAAGTTTGCGTTAATTGTTCCATATTTTCCAATTTAGATATTATCATCATTTTAGCATCAATTAACATATTCATTAAATCGAATATTTTTTCTAAATCAGCTTTCTTCTGTAGGAAGAACTTCAAAAACTCATTTTTCCGTTGTGTTTTTTTATCTTTAGCTGCATCAGTTTTTAATTTATTAATATCTTTATCGTATTTATTTCCTATATATCTTATCAATTGTGTCACATGTGTTCTTGTATTTCTTATTTGTTGTCCTGTTTTTATCTTGCTATTATTAAAAGTTTTTATAATTGTATTAATTTCAGAATCATCAGCTATCGTGTTTAGCGTATTCGCTGATATGTTTTGAAAAGTTCTCCCTACAGAAGAAAGAATTTTAGTAATAGTCTCCGTGTCCCTTGCTGTGAAACTTGCTGTACCGGATGCATCAGTAAATTCTGCATCTCTAAACCAGATATCTTTATTCTTTAATAACCTGTTAATATTTATATTGAAAGACGATTTCATATCTTCTAATTTTGTACCTTTGTATTCCGTATGAAAAACAATGCCCATTTTTGAGTTTAATATCGTTTTTCCCAAATCAGAACCCAAAGGAACCGCATAAACTATAGTATTTGGATGAAAAGTGATATATCTCTCTCCTTCTATGGTTTTAATTAGCAAATCCTCTTTAGCAAACATCATATCTCCCTGTAATACTCCTTTAATTCCCAATTTTGGTAAATGTTCTAGAGCAACTTTTAACTTAGATCCAAGTCCAGGAGGATGATTATTATCAATATCTTGTGGTGTATAATTAATTTTGGGAGTTTTATTGAAAATACTTTTTGATCCAACAAAAAATTTACCATTATCAGGATTAATTCCACAAAAAACTGCAGGTGCACCATCCCATTTAGTAGTAATGTAGGTATTTTTCATTGAAGAACCCGCTAACATATCTCTAAGCGATTGAATAAAATTGATTGAACCTCTGGTCCCATCCACTCCACCATTTAAAACTTCATCTTCTATGTGTTCTAAATGTAGATTTTTACCGGTTTTCGCTTCACCAAGTAATATATTTATAAATGATTTCATGGTGTTAATGATCCTGAAGATGGTTTATCTGGATTAACCCCCATATCTTTTAATTTGTCTCTAAGTTCTTTTACATCTTTTGCTGAAAAATCAAACTTGTTCCATGCATCACCATAAAATCCTTTTAATCCTTTTCTATAAATTTGTACTTCACCTTCACGGCCATCAAATGACGCTATCATACCTCTTGGCATACCCTCTATTAAATGATTTTTAAATGTTTTCATCAAATTTTCCTTCCAATTTCTTTTGCAACAACTTCTCTTGTATAAATTTCTAACTCTGAAGAATATTCCCATCTCTTTCGTGGTATCTTGTATTTTGCAACAAATGCATCTATATTTTCTTGCTGTTCTTCATTTTCAATATTTCCATCTTCTTCTTCATTATCTACTTTAATTGGTATATAATGAATTTTTTTAATCTTAATATTATTGACTATTTGTTCATCCCATGAACTATCTGTTTGTCTTTTTGATTTTGCATAACCATAAAATATACTACTCATTACCTCTGAATTCTTTTTAATAATTTTCTCTACACCATCAAAATAATCTTTTATTACCAATCTTAATGCTTTACCATCTCCAGACATGTGTTTTTTCATGTCATTCCAAAGTTCAAATTCAAATTCTCTTCGTACTCTATCTTTTCCCAGTATTGGACTAAGATGTTTTAATACAAGTTCTCTTATTAAATCATTAAGTTCACGTTCTACTACTGCAAATTTGGGTCCTGTTCCACCCCTTTGTGCATTAGCAAACCAAGACATTTCAACCCATCTTCTACCTGCTGTATCTACAGTACTCATTATATCATCTCTGGCAGATACAATAACATCCGCATCCAGTTCTGCAACAACGCCGCCCCCTGCAGCTATACCACCTTCCAAATAACGAGACATCATTGTGAAAAATGCTGAGATAGACCTCTTTCCCCCCTCAAGTTTTTTTAATTCATATAAGTTTTCTGCCCTCAGCACATGAAAAACTGTTGTACGTATCGTATCTGGCCATATCCTTTTAAACATGGGCCCTGAAATAGGAATCTTTAAAGCACTAGAGGCTCTCCCTTGACTTGCAACATCAAACACAAGATTTGACGCACTTGTTTGCGCAAATTCTGTTAAAA